GATGCTGTGGGATTGTCTCGCGCGTTGATCACGCGCTTCTCGCATCCGCCCAAAGGGGGATCTCAGCGCAGCCTTGGACGGCGTCCTGTTCTTCCTTCGTCAGGTACGCCCATTTCTCTTTCGTCGCGTCCTCGCCGCCCTTGATCTTCAACTTCACCCCGACGCAAGGGTTGTCTGGCCGGATGCCGCGCTGGATCGCTTCGTCGAAGACGCTCCGGACGATCGCCATGCACCGCGCCACGGTCTTCTTGGAGATCCGGCGATCCCCGCGCTTGTCCTGCGCCTTTTTCTGGGCCAACGCACGGATCAGATCCACGATGTCCAGCGGCCGAATGTCCGCCACGTGTCGCCCGGCCAGGGCGCAGTCTGCCAGGTGTACGTCCCAGCGATTTCTTTCCTGGCCGATCCCGCGGACGCCGTCCTCTTCGCGCTGGTTCAGGACGCGCACGCCGAACGAGCGGAAGGACAGATCATGCGAGGCGTCCGCGTCGCGTGCGAGCTTCTGTTCGATCGCTGCGTCCAGGACGCCGACCGCTTCGGCGTGCGTGCCGTACGTCCCCAGGGATCCGCGGCCCCAACATTCGGGCAGCCTGGCCCAGAAGCGACCGTTGGGGAGTTCCGTCACGGACCCTTGGCCCGGAGATCTGACGTCAGGGATCAAGGCCAGTGCAACGCTCATGCGTCCTTTATAACACGGTGTTAGAAGCCGTCAAGCGCCTAGCTTGCGCAACGCAGCCGCCGCGCGGGCGCGGGTGATCTGATCGACGACAGGCGCCGAAGGGCTGGGCTTGGTGTGACGGCGCCGCGGAGCTTTCGTCATTCGCGAATTGCGAATGGGGGCTTCTTCCCCCTGGCGCTCCAACTCATCCGCGATCATGTCCGCGCACGCGTGAAGGACGCTTCTCAGGCTCACGCTAGAGGATAGCTACTAGTACATAACGCACTGCGTCTAATCCCTACCCTAAAGCGATATGGGTCTGGATTCCCTCGTCTCCGTCTCGGTCACGAAGAGCACGCAAACGCCGACGCGCGAGAACTTCGGGACGCCGCTGATCGCCGCGTATCACACGCGGTTTCCGGAGCGGGTGCGCACGTACACCAGCCTCTCCGCCATGGTCGCGGACGGGTTCTACACGTCCGAAGCGGCGTACCTGGCGGCCAGCGCAATCCAAGCTCAGAACCCCCGTCCTGCGTCCTGGAAAATCGGACGTCGCGCGCTCGCACCCGTGCACACGATTCAACTGAAGTGTCTCAGCGCGACCGAAGGCGACGTTTACAAGTTCAAGATCGGTCTCGCGGGGGGCACCCTCACAGAGATTTCGTACACCGTCCTCGCGTCGGCGACGACGACGACCGTTGCGACGGCGATCGAGCTTCTGGTGGAAGCGGTCACGGGCCTGACGTCGTCCAGCTCGACGGACACGATCACCGTGACCGTAACGTCTCCGTCGGCCACGTCCTACCTGATCGACGTCGAAGGCTGGAAGCCGGCTCAGCTCGAGGTGAAGGACACGACCTCGGATCCCGGGATCGCGACGGACCTGGCGGCGATTCTCGTCGCGGACTCCGATTGGTTCGGCCTGGGGCTGGACAGTAACTCCAAGGCCGAAGTGCTCGCCGCGGCGGCCTGGTGTGAGTCGAACCGAAAGCTTCTGATCAGCAACACGTCGGACACGGAATGCGGCGACAACGCCGTGACGACGGACGTCATGTCCAGCCTGAAGACCAGCGCGTACGCGTTCACGTCTTCGTTCTTCAGCGGCAAGAAACTCCTGAGCTACCTCGGCCTCGGCCTGATGGCTCTCGGTCTCACCTACACGCCGGGCGAGATCACGTTCGCGTACAAGACGGTGGCCGGCGCGCCCGCGGACGATCAGACGTCCCTTCCCGCGGCGAAGGAGACCGTCATCCTGTCGAAGAACGGCAACACGTACAGCGTGATCGCCGGCCTGAACACGACCTTCCCCGGCAAGACGGGCGCAGGCGAGTTCATCGACGTCACGCACTTCGTGGAATGGCTCCGCTCGGAGATCAAGACGCGCCTGTTCGCCCGCCTGAAGGGGGCCAAGAAGGTGCCGTTCACGGATCGCGGCGCGGACGCCGTCCGGGCGACGGTGCAGGGCGCCCTGGACACGGGAGTCGCGAATGGTGGCTTCGATCCCGGCAACGGTTCGGACATCGCGGCGCCGACAGCATTCGTCCCCCGCGTGGCTGACGTCTCCACGATCGATCGCGCCGCGCGCAACCTTCCCGGCGTGACCTTCTCCGGCCGTCTGGCCGGCGCGATTCACACGCTGGATGTCGACGGAGAGGTGACGGTCTGATCATGAAGCACCTGGATCCCAAAGAGCAGACGATCGAGATCGCCGGCCTGACGATCGAGAACGGTTTCGCGGACGGAGAATTCCTGAAGATCGAATTCATGTCGCCGCTCTTTTCGTCGAAGGTCTCGGCGGACGGCGAAGTCACGCGCGTCAAGCTCCACGATGAGCGCGCGAAGGTCAGTCTCACGCTCATGCAGTCCAGCGAGCACAACGCAGAACTGTCCGCCCTGGCGACGCTGGACAAGCTCGCGCCCAACGGCGCGGGTGTCGGTCCCTTTCTCATGAGGGATCGAAACGGAACGACCAATCTCGCCGGCCCGGAGTGCTGGGTTTCCGAGCGTCCCGCCGTGTCCCTCGACAAGGAACCTACCACGCGAACGTGGATCATCGAAGTCGCCAAGTGCCGGGGTGTCATCGGCGGCAACTGAACCCTTCGCCGATAGAGTCCAAAGGGCCAGGCGCCGCGAGGCCCCTGGCCCTTTTCGATTACTACCCTTCGAGTAACACATGGCAATCCGAACCGAAGACCGCACGATTGGTGAATTCACGTATCACGCGAGCCAAGTGCCTGCGCTCGAAGGGCGCCGCGCCTTCGCCCGCCTGGCCCGTCTCCTGGGGCCGGCGCTGGCTGCCATGGCAACCGGCCAGGGAGCGGACGTCGGCGGCGCCCTGGGCCGTCTGGTGGAGAACCTGAAGGACGAGGACATGGATTACTTCTGTGACCTCTTCGGAAAGCACTGCACCGTGGACTATCCGAAAGGGCGCGTGTCCGTCGGTGAAATCTTTCCAATCCATTTCGCCGGCAATTACGGCGCGATGATGAAATGGGTCCTGTTCAATCTGGAGTTGAACTTCGGCTCTTTTTTCGACGAAATGGGTCTGCGGCTTCGCGCTCCGCAGGCTCCGGCGGCGGAGTGACCGTGCACTTGCCCGAAGACGCGGACGTCGTGTTCTTCCGGGTGGCCACGCACGCGCGCAACAGGGCGTCGATGCACGAGATTGAAACGCAGTGGTCCTTCGACGACTTGATGATCTTCGATGCCGTGTTGACGGCGTTGGATGACGCAGACCGGCGCGCACATCTGGCCGCGCAGACGGGGCGGTGATCGATGGCGTTGCGTGAACTTCTCGCCCTGTTCGAGATCCAGGTAGACGACAAGGCGCTGAAGCACGCCGACGCGTCGATCGGTTCGTTCACGGAAAAGCTCCGCGGCGTGGCGGGCTCAATCGCAACGGCGTTCGCTGCGCGCGAGATCAAGGAGTTCCTGGCAACGCAGATCGAGATCGGCTCGAAGCTGAACGATACGGCGGAAAAGTTGGGCGTCTCCACGGACGAGCTCCAACGCTTCCAGTTCGCCGCCGGCCAGACGGGCGTCAGTGGCGAAGGCGCGGCGGATGCCCTGGGGAAGTTGAATCGCGCTGTCGGCAACGCGCTGGAAGGGAATCAAGAGGCCGCCCAGACCTTCAGCAAGCTGGGCGTATCGATCCGTGGCGTCGACGGGAAGAGCAGGCCGCTATCGGCGCTCGTCCTGGATATCGCCGATCGCATGGACGACTTGGGAAGCCAAGCGGAACGCACGGCGGTTGCTACCAAGGTCTTCGGGCGCGCGGGCGCGGAGCTCCTTCCGACGTTGAAGGGTGGATCGAAAGCCCTCGGGGAGATGTTCGCCGAATACGAACGTCTCGGCGGAGGAATGTCCGAGGATTTCATCCAGGCCGCGGACGAAGCCGGCGACGAGATCGATAAGCTGAAGTTCGCCGGCCAAGGGCTTAAGTCCCAGCTCGTCCTGGCCATCCTTCCGATCGTGACCGCGGCGGCCAAGAAGTTCCAAGACTGGACGGTTCACCTGCGCCGTCTGGCCAAAGAGACGAATATCGTCAAGGTCGGATTGCTCGGCCTGGCCGGCGCGGGAATCGTGACGACGATCGGCGTCCTCGGGAAGTTGAGCCAAGCGCTGGGCGTCGTCGGCAAGGGCGCGTCGTTCGGGGAGTTCATTGCCGGCGCTGGCAAGCTGGGCGCGATCGTCGTCATCATTGCCGCGCTCGTCCTCCTGTTCGAAGATCTCTACACGTGGATTGAAGGCGGGGATTC